TATCGTGCCATCTAAAAACACCTTTATCCCTTATATCCTTTTTATTAGATATTAGATATACCATAGCATTAACCCATTCAGGCTTATTTATTGACAATAATCTACGTTCTTGTGCTTCTACAATAGCGGGGTATCGCTTATAATTACCCTTTAAAGCATAACAACTTGAACATACACTATTTTTAATTAATCTTAATCTACTCCCTTTAATACACTTATTAGCAGGTATTGAATAACTACTAGAGGGCATTTTGCTTGTGGTGGTTAATCCTTCCACCACTGATAATGCTTGTTTAATTGTATTTATAGGCGTAAATAAATTGTTTGTTATATCCATTTTATCCCCTCTTATGTTGTAATAATAAATCACTATAATATCTGTTAGCATCTTGATATAATGTTTCGTAATCATTCATACTTTCTAGTGTATCAAAATCACTAGCATCTAATTCATTAAATCTTGAGCCTTTTTTATACCATTTAATTGTTGACTCAATATAAATCTTTTGTTTTTTATTTAACTTTCTCATTTTATTTATCCTTTATTTTTGTTAATCCGTTATATTTAAAATCTTTATCAATCATAAAATAAACAATCTTATTATCTGTTTCTAGTATCTTATAAAATTGCTCATTCTTTTTTTGTAACACGTTATAAAAACTATATATCTTTTTCACTTTATCCCCTATCTTTTTATTATCTTTTGTTAGGCTACTTGTAATTCTTTGTAATTGGTTAATAAATAACCATATACATCAAACATATAATCATTATTATCACAAAATTCTATTTGTTCGTATAATTCCCAATCTTGAAAATAATCATATTTGACAGTAATATTACCATCTTCATCTTCATCTTCATAGTCAAAACCATCAAGAAAATACTTATAATTTACGTTAGCCTTACTATCTTCGCTCAATTCTGCATAAGAATATGCATTAATTTTAACTTCTTTCATTTTATACCTCTCTTTTTGTTTAATCACAAAATGACACTCTTTCAAATGCCATTTAATTATTATTTATTTACGTTCATTATAATCTCATACCTATATTGACATTATTCATTAAATTATTATCAAACAACCATCTATTATCATTATAGTTTTGCTTTAATCGTTTGTACTTTGCATACTTATATTTATGTATTAGCATTTTTGTTATCCTCTGTTTTTGTAACACGTTATAAAACTTTCCTTATCCCCTATCTTTATTTGGAATAATTCCATTATCCCTTATTAATAGTTATTTGTCAAATCTAAACAACCTTGTTAGATAATCATAATTTAAATATACAATTATCAACAATAATAATATGCAATAAATAAATAATAAAAAACCGAATACGCTATAAAATAAAATCATAATTAAAACCCTTTGTTTTTGTAACACGTTATAAAAATATACATATAAGAGAAAACAAAACGCGTTTAATTAATTTCTCAATTTATACCTATAATTATACGCTTATGATGTTATTTTGTCAAATTGTAAAAAGGTAGCAAAGGTATGCCACAAAAGGGATTAAAGGTATTTTTTAACACGTCATAAGAATTAATTTAATAAATAGTCACCTTTTTAAATTAATAGGCGTATAATGCTAATTATCTACTAAGGGCTTAAGAACCTAAAGGGATATTATAATAAATAAATGAGAGTTACATAAAATGACAAATAAAAAAGAAAATAAAAATATAACTGTTAAACTGGCTAATAATACCAAAAACAAAGATATAAGTAAAATCAACCTTTCAACTAATGAAAAACATCTATACAACAAAGTTGTTGGACATAATAAAGAGGGTAAAAGTATCAATTATGACGTTGCTACGCTATTGAGTACGGGTAAAAAAGGTATGGAAAGCATTGAACGTATCGCCAAAGCCCTAAAAGATAATAAAGAACCTTTAAATGCTTATAAAATGGCGGTATCAAGGTTTTATAAAGATATGCCAAAGGAACATAAACTATCTTTACAAGGTTTGGGTGTTAACGGTGTGCCATTTATCGGTAAACTATCCAATAGCGGTGGCAATAACGAAAAGACAAAGGCGGTAAATATGAATATAGATAATGTCAATACCTTTATGGACAAACTTCTAAAAGAAAATGAAGATGACTATAATCAAGCGGTATTTGATTGGGTTGATAATATGGCAATCATAGAACAACTAGCATTATTCGACCACCTTAAAAGTAAAGGTCTAAAAGTCGCATAATTAGTTGATCAATAAATAACTGTCACTAGCCCTGCTTTTATAGCGGGGCTTTTTTACGTCTATTATTTTGTAATAATGCTTGACATTTCAATCTCTTGTGGTATTATGCAATCTCTTAAATAAATAAAGGTAATAAAATGACAAATACAAATACATTACAATATGCAATTATCCAAACACTTGACGGATCATTTAAACTAATGACGCTTGACAAAGCCGAAAAAGGCTTTAATGATATTGAACTAGAATTGTATGATAATAGTTTAGAAGGTATTAAAAAACAATACCGTGAACATATCAAGTTTTTAAAGGTAGAAGGTTTTATTTAATGATCAATAAATAACTGTCACTAGCCCTGCTTTTATAGCGGGGCTTTTTTACGCCCAGCATAATCTAAATGAGAATGATTATCATTAGCATTACTCAGTTGGTGGTGGTTTGTCAATAGAATAATAAAGAAGTGTTACTATTATAGAAGTGTAAATTAAAAAGTACTAACACAAGCCCTACACGTATCATAAATTAAATGTTTGTTAGTCAACCAAGGGCAATACCAAGGGCAATATTAAACGTGGCAATACAGGGCAGTATCGAGCCTTGTATGATATCCACGCCTTTGTGGTATATAACCTTGTTAAACATAGGGGTATTATCCCTGTATATACGCCCTACCCGCCCACCCTTTTGCGAGAAGAACTCACGCGGGGAAACCCACCCACATATAAACTTCAAGGTTTTCCATTCTACATTAGTATTCTCTAATATCGGGCTAAGTGTGTACTCTTCACCAGGATGCGTATAGGAGGTTTGTCAATCTATATATCTCTAAAGAGATATACACTATGAAATAGTTACTTATTGGTCTAATTTTATGGTATAATAAGTATATTATTTATACAGCATACTACGTTAACAACTTCTGCATAACAATCATTATATCAGATGCGATATCGGGGTACAGTGTCCACACATAGTTACATTAAGAATGTGCATTAGTAACACTTTACTTTACAAACTAACATCAATAACAACTAATGAATAAACAATCAGAATTATAACTAACGTAGTAGAGATATAGTTAATATAATATTTATTGTCATAAAGGTTAATGTCAATCTGGTTTTATGGTATAATACTACTATTGAAATATATTATTTTTAATAAATTATGAGTAAGCCTAATCCTCCTAAAGTGTCAAAAGAAATAATTGCCAAAGCTCAGTACAAAGCTGCTGCTAAGACTGGCAAACTTCCTAGTGATATTATTATTGAAGTAGAAAGGAAGAGAGGTCCTGCTACTAGAGGCAACTCTATATTGTCACAAGCTAAGGGTGGCAAGAAATCAAGACTAGGTAAGAATAAGTATAATCCTACTGATGATGATTATGGTAAGGTAGAGGAAATGGTCACAATAGGATTGGACCAACACACTATTGCTAAGATAATGGGTGTCTCTATAGCCACCTTAGTAAAGTATTATAGACATACCTTGGATACAGCTAGAGAGAAACGTACTGCTAGTGTAGCAGGTGTGGCTTATAAGATGGCTATGTCTGGTGACTCAGCTAGTATGACTACATTCTGGCTTAAGACACAAGGTGGCTGGACACCTAAGCAACATATTGTACACGAAGATAGAAACTTTGATATTAGTTGGTCTGAGGATGAAGATGATATAGCTGATGCTAACAGAAGAGAACCTACTATCCAGTAATGCAGGATAAGAGGGAGGAGAAACGTAAAGGGATTGTAATACCTTATACGCCCAGAGTATTACAAGCAAAGCTACACAACGAGTTAGCTAGATTTAATGTTGTAGTTTGTCACAGAAGATTTGGTAAGACTGTATTTGCTATTAATCAAATGATTAAGTCAGCTATACAAGACTTACAGTTAGGTAAGAAAGCACCAAGATATGCATACTTAGCACCGCTATTTAAGCAAGCTAAGACCGTTGCTTGGGATGAATTAAAGAGATTGTTGTATGATTTCCCAGATGTTAAGTTTAATGAGGCTGAGCTAAGGGCTGACTTTATGGGTGCTAGGATACAGCTGTATGGTGCTGATAATCCAGATACTTTAAGAGGTATATACCTTGATGGTGTCATCTTAGATGAGTATGCCCAGATGAACCCTAAGATGTATAGTGAGGTTATAAGACCTGCACTATCAGATAGGAAAGGTTGGGGTATCTTTATTGGTACACCTAAGGGTAAGAATGAATTCTATGATATTTACCACACAGCTAAAGAGAAGAAGGGCTGGAAGAGATTCTTATTCAAAGCATCTGAGACTGGTATATTAGATGATGAAGAATTAGAGATGGCTCAGCAAGATATGGCTGAGTCTGAGTTTGAACAAGAGTATGAGTGTAGTTGGTCTGCAGCACTGAGAGGTGCATATTATGCCAAAGAGCTGGAAGCTGCTTATGATGAGCAACGTATAGGTAAAGTACCTTATGACCCATCTAAGCAGGTTATCACAGCCTGGGACTTAGGCGTATCGGACAGTACCTCTATATGGTTTGCACAATATGATGGTAAGGCAATTAACTTAATTGATTACTACGAGAACTCTGGTGAGGGATTACCCCACTATATTGATTTATTAAATCAGAAAGGTTATAATTATGGTGCACATATAGCACCACACGATATTGTAGTAAGAGAATTTAGTACAGGTAAAAGCAGGAAAGACTTAGCATATAGCCTAGGTATTGAATTCCAAGTTGCACCTAAGTTAAAGGTTATGGATGGTATTGATACTGTCAGAACTACCCTTAATAGATGTTGGTTTGATGAGACTAAGTGTCAGAAAGGTATAGATGCTTTATTACAGTACCGTAGCTCTTATGATGATAAGAAGAAGATTTGGAGTCAGAAACCAGTACACGACTGGACTTCACACGCAAGTGATAGTTTCAGATATTTATGTAATACAGAGGTAGTGTTCACAGGGAACGACTCTGCTTGGAGTAAGGAATTACCTAAGCAGGATTTAAGTTGGGTAATATAATAGGAGAAGGGAATGAATCCGAAGTGGCTAGAAAATAAGATTATTGAGATGTCAGAAGACATTAGAGAACTAAAGGAATTGCTGAGAGCAGTAGCTAAAGCACCAACTAAAGGTACAAAGTAAATATGAAGATGACCAAGAGAGAACTAGC